TCGAGTCTTCTGCCAGGAGTCCCCTCGGAGGCGTGCGCCACCCGTCTGACCCCCCTATAGAGGGGGGGTCAGTTTCGGTCCTGGCGCTAGTTCTCGCTTAGGGTCTGCCTAACTTCGTCTACGGGATTGCCTAACCAAGTTACGACGTCTCGAGTTCCTACATACCCCACAAATTACAAACATGCCTTAGCATTTGCGAACTCCCAGGTCAGAAGGCATATACACCGTTAACCTGTAGTGTGTTGCCTATCCTCGCATAGGATAACGTCGATAGGCATGAGAAAGTGCCTAGAGTAATACAGAGCAATTATTGGCTATTGCTTGACACATAACAGAGTATATGGTACAATCAGAGTATGACAAGGACACTAAGAGCATGACAGTAACCCTTCCTCGCCAAGACGGGGACAGAAATGAGCGACAACTCTACGCTCTCATGGAGTTCCTCGCCCAGCCAAAGACCTACAACCAAATCGCTGAGCAGTTTGGGGTTCACAAGCAAACAGCCTGGAGACTCGTCAAGCAGTTGAGGGACCTAGGTCGTGTGGTTGAGACACCATTTCGACACGACCGTGAGGCTACATTCATTGCCATTGGTGAGACAACAGACGAAGGCGTTGTGAACATTGTCACTCCGGCTGGGTCGAGGCCTATAGGTTGGTGGGCGAGCCTGATTACCGAGGAGAACATGCAGCCAGGGAAAGGACTAGATGCTATTCGAGACTTGTCGGGAGCGCTCGCTCACTTGTGGAGGTATCGAGTCTACGTCGGTGACCCTGAGCACGAACACCTAGCAGGGTCGATGTCTGTCCTCGAAACGAAGTCCAAGCTCAGGTTCACACTTGAGTTCCTCCGCCGCCTAGCTGTAGCTACAGAGCAATGCCTCCTTGCGCCCATTTGGGACGAGGACTCGGACGTGATAGCTGCGTACGGGCCGGTGGTCTCGGCACAGATGGTGGAGCTTGGTGAAGCGTTTGAGAACCGACACGGAAGTTGAAGGCATGGCTCCTAAAAATTGCTCCTTGACACTAGACCAGAGGGTATGTTATAACCCTACCTGGACATACGCATGTCCGTTGTTGGAGTACTCAGTAAGGGAGCGAGTAAGAGATGACAAGCAACTGGTATGGGCCGTACTCACGTGAACTGCCGCAACCCAAGCCACTCAGCAACAGCGAGTGGGAGTTCGGCACGTGGGTTACCACCACGGACGAGCGGTTTGAGAACTACCTCCAGCTTTCGGAAACGATGAGAGATTTCATCAAGACACTCAAGCGGGAGGTCTACCTCGACACGACGTGGGATCATGCGGCGTGGAACATCATCATGGGCATGTTCCGACTGGCGCAGACCTTGCGAGACGGGAACTTCGTCTGATGAGTCCTCACAAGCGGGAAGTGTTCACTCGTGCCAACCAGCACCCTGCTGTAGCCGAAATCTGGGAGGACCTGCTCAGATACTACAGGTTCTGTCGGCGGGACTACGGACAGTCTCGCTACACGGCACGAACCAAGCTCATCAACCTCGGGGACAAGTTGGCCGATCGAGCCAATCAGAAGAAGGCGAGTGCCGATGGTTGATGGGCTCGATTGGGACAGCATGAGCACAGCAGAGCTGCTCACCAACATCATCCGTATCCGTCAAGTGGTTGTCGCTCTGCTAGGCAACTGCTTTCCTCATAAGTTCATCGGCATGTCGGGAGGCTTCTACCTCTATCAGATGTCAGATGGGCGGCTGCACCAATCCACAACCGGAGAACTTCCCGAAGGGAGCAAGTAATGTTGTTGGCGGCTGACATGACCTACGAGGTTGGTGACCGTGTCAAGCGACAAGTCTGCGGCGAGTGGGAGTTCGGCACGGTAACTGAAATTCCCGATGGTCTCGTCATCGAAGAAGTTGTCGTTCTGACGGAGGACGACCAGGCTGAGGGGTACTACACCCCGGAGGAATGGGAGTTGGTGAAGTAATGGACCTGACACTCAGGCAATACGAGGACTTAAACGTCACGCTAAACAGTGTGGCCGATGGTCTTCTCGACGGACAAGACGTCCTGAACGTCCTCGGCATGAAGGAACGGGTCGAGGACCTCGAGCAGTACCTGGCAGACCTCATCGAGGAAGAGGGGTCACTGCCCGAAGGTGAGTTCGATTTGTTCGAGCTGTGTGGGTCGTGCAACGGTCTGCTCGTGTGGTGTCCGAATACTTTCGACGCCGACCGTGAGGCTCCGCCTCGAGGTTACCGTCATGTTCACACAGGACTCCCGGATTGCGACGAATGAGTCTCAAGCCTGGGTTCTTCGACCACCATACCGAGGACTGCGACATCGAGTTCCGGTATGAGAGCATCAAGCCAAGGCAACCATGCCGAGCCTACTTCTGCAAGACACACAACCAGTGGTGCTATGAGTTTCCTGTAGCTACCACATTCGAGTGGGACAACGGAGAGACCACAAAGGTCGAACACAAGGCTCGACCAGGGGGAGGAGTCGAAGCAGACCAGTTCCACGCCAAGAACAAGTAGCGGCTCACAGTCGCCGGCGAGCATCGGTTCGTCGACGGCTGTGAACTTCTCCTTGACTAGACCATAGAGCCTATGGTATACTATCTTAGTCACGGCGAGTTCTGTGTCAAATGAAGGGAGCAAACAGAAAGTGAGTACCATGTCGTCCGACAATTTCTACGACGATCCTCGGGTCAAAGAACTGCTGAGCAAAATCAGCGAACTCGAGGCTCGCATCCAGTCGGCTGTGCCGAAGCTGGATCAACTCAACGCTCACTACCGGGAAGTCAAGAAGCAGAAGGAAGATTTCCTCGAGTCGATCAACGCACAACTCGCTGGCTACGACAACCAACTCCGTCAGGCTGACAGTGAGCGGCTGGAAATCGAGCGCTTGATTCGTGACGCTGAGTCCGTCAAGCAGAGCATTCACGGTCAGATCAGCGAGACCGTCGAAATGCTTCAAGCGTCCACCAGGCTACAGGAGGCAGAGGCCAAGTGGATCGCTCTCATGGACGAGAACGATTGGGTCTGGAAGGCTGCCATTCGGCCGTTCCAAGAGACTGCTGCTCGCTTTGTCGTCAACGGTTTCGAGAGTGACCTGCATGGTGTCCTCGTTGCCGATCAGATGGGTCTCGGCAAGACGCTCGAGGCCACAGCAAGCCTCGACATCATCCAGACAATGCCGAGCTACATGGACGTCATCGGGGACAAGTGCCCAAACGTCAACACACTTTTGCCTGAGGGTAACTCAGTTCTGTGGGTCTGCCCGAACTCGATCAAGGAAACCACTGTGAGAGAAATCCGCAAGTGGTCGCCGGACCGTAAGACTATCAAGCTCGAGGGCACGCCCGAGGTCCGAAACAACATCGTCAAGCTTGCTCACCAGTTCGGCATGGTGTTGATCGTTGCGTATGAGCAGCTTCGTGATCGCAAGGGCAACCCTGTAACTCCTGAACTGTTCGAGCACGAGTGGCCGGTCGTGGTGTTGGATGAGGCTCACAAGTTTAAGAACGACGACTCGTCGACGTTCGCCAGGGTCGAGCAGCTTTGTGAGTCGGCTGGCTTCGTGCTGCCGATGACTGGCACTCCGATCATGAACCGTCCCGAGGAACTCTGGGCGATGCTTCATATGCTGTCGCTACGAGGCAAGTACCAAGACAAGTTCAAGGAGAAGTGGCGGTTCCAGAACGAGTACTGCTCGTACTACGGGACAGTCAACTACAACAACCTCATTCGTGACGTCTCGGACATGGTAATTCGTCGTCGCAAGGATGAGGTTCTTCTCGACATGCCCGACAAGGTGCGTGAGGTTCGGTTCGTCGAACTCGGTCAGGCGCAGCGAGCGATCTACGATCAGATGCGTGACTCGTTCATGATCTGGCTCGACGAGCAGAAGTCAGACTTCATCTCGGCGACCAGCATTCTGGCACAACTGACTCGTCTGCGTCAGCTTGCTCTGTACCCGGCTGGTGTTAAGATCATGGACGTCGATGGCAACACTCACCAGGTAACTTGCACCGAGGGCGCCAAGCTGGATGAGGCGATGGACGTACTCACTGAACTGCTGGACAACGAGGAGAAGTGCCTTGTGTTCAGCAACTACAACGAACCACTCAAGGTTCTTGGTGAGCGCATCAAGGCTGCCTATCCTGGAGTCGAGGTCGACTACATCATCGGCGGGCAGAACGACATGCGGCGTGCCGAGACTCAGGCGAAGTTCAACGATCCGCACTCAAAGCTGCGTGTGGTCCTGGGCAACATCGCAGCGATGGGCCTCGGTCTGAACTTGCAGGAGTCATGCTCGAACGCCATCTTCCTCGATCTTGGCTGGAACCCTGGCGTCAACGAGCAGGCTGAGGATCGTCTCCATCGGCAGGGTCAGAAGAACGCTGTCACCATTCACATCATCCAAGCTGAGGATACTGTCGATGGTTTCATCGCTCTCAAGCTGGAAGAGAAGCAGAACATGATCGACGGCATCGTCGAAGCTGGCGAGTTTCGCAAGGACGAGCTGAAAAAGGCTCTTAACGAGGGGCTGATCTGATGGTGTGGGATTGGAATACCGAGTCGTTTGTCCAGATCACAGAGTCAATGCAGGAAGAAATCGACGATATTGAGTTGGGTAGCTACGTTGGCTTGTCGCTGACGTGTGAGCAGCTTATGCCGGAGATTCACTGGAAGCACGCTCTGTTGGGGATCGTCTGATGGCAAAGACGTCGGTCTCGATACCGGATGACTTGTGGGCGTTGGCGAAGCTGTGCCACCCTCACGATAAGTCAGTCTCGGCTGTCGTCCAAACAGCTCTCCAAGAGTTCGTTCAGAACCACGCCACAGAAGATAACATCGAGGACCTGCTTGCGCCGTGGCGTGAAGAGTTAATAAGCAAGTTCATCAAGAAGGGAGCAAAGTAATGTCCAGCGAGGTTGAGATTCAGCTACAGGAAGGTGAGAGCTTGGCGGATGCCGTCAAGCGGCTCGCCAAGGAGCAAGCGGCGAACGGGGAAAGCTGCTCGCAGTCGCCAACGAGTGCCAAGCCTGCCAAGAGCAAGAAGGTCACAGTGACCGACCCATCTGCTGGTCAGGCTCAACCTGGTGAAGAGTCGGTGTACGCCGCTCTGCACATCTACCAGCGTCCCGACGAGCCTGAGGGCGCTGTTCGGGTGAACGGTAGCCGTGAGCGTAGGATGCACGGTCCCAATACACTCGTGTTCGTCCACATGCACCAGTTCGGAGCTGAGTGCACTTCTGCTTGCAAGGAGCGTGTGTGACTCACATCAAACGTCCTCCCAAAGGTGTGGCGCTCAAGGGTCCCGACTCTGGGTACCACTACCTCACCAGGCACGAGTTAAGGATCGGTCCATTTCTCATCTTCGGGTGGTTTACCGCTCCTCGGAAATACTGGAAGAAATTCAAGTGACGCTCATCAGTAAGCGGCACGTCGTGTCGATGGCCCTCAAACTCGAGGACGGCACAGAGCTGATCCTCGAGTTTGATGAGACCAATCGACCACGGTATCAAATCGAAACCAACTACTCGGCTGATTATCGAGCCAGTGAGTCCGGTAAGGTGTTCTCTGGACGTCAATTCATGGAGCACATGATCTTCTGGATTGAGAACATAGAAGGGAGCGAAATTACTCGTGAGTCAAAGACCTAAGAGCCGGTTTGAGGTTCTATTCTTCTGGCTCTTCTGCTTTGTCGGCATATTGGCTGTCGAGCAGCTCATGTACGTCGCTGTAAGTCATGCTCGATAAGGAGAAACGGCATCTTGCTGTCTGTGCCACCTGTGAGTCATTCTCGTATCTGAGAAGTTACGAGAACATCACGGCGTTCTACCGTGAGCATAGACATAAGCACATGGCGGAGATTGAGCCACCAAACCTTGCCACGATCACAGTGGTCTACGACAGAACAGAGGAAGGAGATGCCTGGCTGTCTGCTCTTCTCAAATGGAGAACCAACCATGCTGACAAGTAGTTCTCCTGTGATATTCAACCTGTTCCTCACTCGGGGGGCGTGACTGAGATGTCAGTCAAAGAGCCGAAGGACCCACGTTCGACTCAACGCAAGAGAGCGAGGAAAATCCTTGAAGCACGTAACACCCCCGTTGTATGCGGGTTTCGGGCATCCGGTGAAGAGGGACCGGACGGGTGCGGTCGCACTCCTGATCCTGCCTGGAGTGACTATGCTCATGGCGGTGTTTATCCTGGCATTGGCACTCTTCAAGTAGATCATGTGAGTAAGAATATAATGGACAACGATCCAGTGAATCTCCAGTATTTATGCGCCTCGTGCCATAAGGAGAAGGATCAACAAACAGCGAAAGGAGTATCACCGATAGATGACGAGTTTGGTTACGGATAAAGAGTCACTGGCCTGGGCAGCCGGTCTGTTCGAGGGTGAGGGGTACTTCGGAATAAAGCCTGTTGGTGAAGGGTACACTTATGCTCAAGCCATAATCAACATGACTGATGAGGACGTCATCCGTAAGTGGCACTCTATCATTCAACTAGGGGTTGTTTATGGTCCTCGAGTTAACACTAGCAGACTCGGCAAGAAACCTTGGTGGCAAGTGAGTGTTAATGGCTTTGAGAAACCGCAACAGGTCGCTTGCCTTCTTTGGCCCTGGCTCGGACTCCGCCGTAGAACACAGATAGTTAATACTCTCCGATTCGTTCGAGAGAGTTGGTTAGAACGAAGAGAGTTATCCACGAGGCCAGGTGATTATGCCAGACAACGAATGGTGTGATTGCACCGACCTCAACTCCGGCCACCTGAATATCCTCCACCCTGTAGCTGAGGTATGGGTACACGGTAGGTGTCTCAAGCCGTCGTTTGAGTGGTGGTTGAAGTTCGAGAAGTATTGCGATGAGTGTGGTCGTAGCTTCTCAAGTCCGGTCAGTGATGAGTGTGAGCGATGTGGTGGTCGGACATGGGCCGATGTCGCCGACCAGTATCGACGACGTCATATGCTGATAAAGCATCAAGAAATGTCGGCCTAAACCATTGACGCCTCGATGGAATCTGTGGTTTAATGGACGTGTTGGGCGCAGCGTGCGCCCGGTCACGAGAAGAGGAGCAAGAAAATGGCAGGAGCAAAGCAGGTCTCGATCAGCGCAGACATGCTCAAGGATCACGCTGCGAAGATCACTCAGATCGACTCGCAGATCGCTGCGGCTACAGGAAACGATGCCTCGGTCCGCAAGGCCGTCATCGAGGAGCTGGCCACCGCCAACTCCGATCAGGTCAACTCGGTTGCCGGGAAGATCGTCGAGCAGCTCAAGAAGCTGGACCCGGCAGTCCTCGTCGGACTCCAGGCTCGGGTCGAAGAGGCGTTCAGTGGCGAGTTGAAGGCCCTGACCGATGATGTCATCAACTCGAAGATGAAAGAGAAGGTCGGCGAGGGTGTGGACGTGAACGCCCTCAAGGAGACCAGGAAGGCCGAGCTGGATGCCTTCAAGGCTCTCAAGACCATCCTTGACAGCGTCGGTATCGACACGAGCGACGTGCCGGAGCCCAAGCGCTCGGGTGGCCGTTCGAGTGGTGGTGGCACCGTCAAGAGCGGAAAGAACAAGGAGGGGTATCGCTTCACCCTCGACGGCAAGGATCGGCCGGACTCGCAGAACAGCTTCTCGAGTCTCGCTTTCTACGCCACCGAGGGGTTGAAGGTCGATCCCTCCACTGGAGATGTTGTCGTCCGGGAGAAGGGCGACGAAGGTAAGCTCGGCTCCAAGGAGTTGAAGGAGCTGCTCGCCAAGAACGGCATCAAGTTCGGTGAGCAGGACGAGTGGTCGCTGACCCTCCCGAATGGCAAGGTTATCGGTGCTCGGCGTGAGGCTGCGGCTGCGACCGACACGCCGGCCGAGACTCCGGCTGCTGATGGCACCACTCCTCCGGCGACTGAGTCGGCCACAACCAACGCCTAACAAGGCAGAATCCTCTGAGGGGCTAGCTGAGTGCTACCAAGCGTCAGGCTTGACTAGCCCCTCGGGGAATTCCTCCTTGACCTAGACCACGAGCTTATGGTATAGTAGTCATGTTGGAAAGAGCAGTTCAGTAATGAGTGTTCCGGTCAGAGCTAGAGAAGGAGAACATGGTGGGATTCCTACCTGAGGGTGCAGTTAACAGGAGCACGGCGTACAACGGTATCTTCCCTCAATTCGACCTTGAGAAGGCTGTCGGCGGACTGAGCGTGAAGGCGAAGCAAGCCATGTATGCCGTCCTCAAGAGTGGTGGAGTCATGCGACGTCGGACATGGAATGGCTGCGCCTTCAACAAGGCTGGCGGAGTCCACGGTTCGGTTGAGGCAGCTCGTATGTTCGAGATGCAGCAGAGAGATGTGGAGCGATTCATCCACGCTTGGGACTCGCTCTCGTTCGCCAACGACGGAGCGGCGAGTCGGCACCTGATGGCTCTGCTCGAGAAGGTCGGCATCTGCACACCGCCCAGGGCCAACCATCCCTCCGCCGGTCTGACTCGTATTGTCAGCGGATACGAGTACAAGTCCCAGGCGACGAAGTTCAAGGAAGAGCTCGAGTCGGGTGAGCTGACCGTGGACATGATTCCTGGTTGCGAGGAAGCTGCGAAGCTGCTCTGCAACGCCTAGATCGTGTGGGGAGTTCTATCGGTACCTGGTTCAACTCCAGGTAGATGAGTGCTCACTCCCCACACCTAGCCCGCCTGACCGGGCGCTGAGTCTCCGGCCGGTAGTTGTTGCTCCCTTCGATCGGCCGGAGCACTCAGTAGAACACAGGAGAGAGTAGTGCTGAACTGGACTCAGAATCCAACTAGGCCCAGAGAGGGTAATGACGCCAGTCCTCTCAGCTCTAACTGCTGGCGTGGTGAACTCCTGTGTTCTACTGAGTGCCTCAGTCCATACCACGCATGTGCTCTACCGCACGGAGCACAGGGTGTAGTCAGTCTAATACGATTAGAGATTGGGCTAGGCTACCTGAGGCACTCAACTATCACGGCGATGTGTTGAACGCACAGCAACACGGAGCCCGTATCGGAGAGTCCGAGTAGGCCAGAGAGTTAGTAGTTGGATGATGGGGCGAGTGCAACCCTGGAAACTTCAAACGCTCTCTGCGAAACTGGTACCTACGTAGCTCGTCTTATTGATGTGGGCTACCTCTCCGAAACGTTTAACGGGGTGCAATCACAATCTAGGAGCCACCACGATGGCAATTGACGCTGAAGAGCGAGCTGTTCTTGAAATAATTTCGGAGGCTCTACCTTTGAAGCGTTCCAAAATTATCGAGGGATACGATAGGATGATTGTATCTCTCTCGAAATTCTTGACAGATGAGGATTTCGATGCCTTGTGGGAGTTCGTGCAGGGAGTTGCGGCCATCAGCATTGAGGCTGAGAGCTGGTTGAAGTTTGCCAAACCGCTCGCTGCAAGGATAATGCACGAGCACAAAGAGCTAGCGCCTCGAATTGCCTTAAGCATTATGGATATGTTGGAGGGCAAGTAATGGCGTTGCTTGAACTCTTCAGTCGAGAAGAGTCAAAGTCTTTCATAGACGAACTCCGGGAACACAATCCCGGAGTTCCTGTCGTTTCATTCTCACAAATCATGTCATACGACAGGTGTGAGTTCGCCTGGAATCTCTCATATAACGAGGGGTGGAAGGCACGAGACGAAGGACCAGCATTGCTCCTTGGGACGATGATCCACGAGTTGTTAGCGGTGTGGTATCATACTCGCAGTCGCGAGCAGGTACAGGCAGCCATTTATGAGCAGATGGCTAAGTATGGTACCTCGTCACGAGTTCTCCCGCTTCTAGCTGAGGCTAGTTGGCTGGTCATGAGATTTGTGGACGATTGGGCTGGCTACATGGATGCTGACCTTGAAGTCATCGCTATTGAGGAGCACTTCGTCGCTCAAATGGTCTCGCCAAAGGGCAACCCGTACTATCTCCAGGGTTACACCGATCTTCGAGCCAAGATTCGGGACTGGATGGTGCTCATCGACTGGAAATCGAGCACCAAGTTCATGTCCCCCATCGAGTCGATGATGGACCCACAACTCCCGTTCTACGCTGGAGCCTACCGTCAGAACGGAATCCCTGTAACTACGACTATTCATCGACTCTTCAATACTTACGAGTACAAAGACAAGTCGAACGTCTCACCGGAGAAGTTGTTCCGTGAGGAGACAAATCACCTGTCCGATGTACAACTCGACAACACGATGTGGGAGGTTGGCCTAGCGGTAGATGCCATGCTGGAAACTCAACAGTGGATCGAGTTCAACAAAGGAACTCATCCACGCAGACGGCTTCGCCGAGACTGCAATCGCTGTAAGTATCAGATGCCCTGTTTCGAGGGACTCAGGGGAATCGACATCTACACTGTCCTGCCGGTGGATTTCACTCAGGGTAGTGAGGAGGAAGAGTCAAATGACAGTGAAGAGCTCGACATATACCTGTGACGGTTGCCAAACCGACACGTCTGTTCCTGAGGGTGAGGACCCCCAGGATTTTGGCATCTCATCCTTGAGGCTGTCGTCCAAAGTGCTCGAGGAACCCAAGACGGTTCATCTAGACTCCGGTTGCTTGGAGGAGTTCATGGACGGTCGGCTGAGTGGTAATGACCTGTTTCTCCAGGACTAATCATGAAGCTCGTGTATCCGAAGCAGCAGAAGGAATATGAGATTCTTACGGGAGTCTCAAATGGCAAACGTGTTCATGCCAGAGCTTCAACAAGGTCTGACTTGGCCCTGTGTGGAGCTGTGTTGCAAGACATGAGTAACGCTGTGTTCGACATGGACCACAAGTCAAACTGCCCCGGCTGCGTCGAATCTATCAAGGCACTCTTGGAGAATGGAGTAGTACGCACATGACTGAGTCGAATTATCGTCTACTCAAACTTCAAAGAGTGATGGACGTTATAGACTCTGAGCTTGACGACGATCCACAAGAGGCCGCTACTTTATTGGGAGAGATAGCAAATCAAATCGACGCTCAACTCATAACTCTTAAAGAGGAACACGACGTCGAGCCTCAATAGCTGGTAGTTACTCCTTGACATTTAGGTCTAGTGTATGCTATGCTAGACCAGCAGCCCCTTCCCACGAGATTGGGGTAGAGAGGAAACATGAGCAACCAAAGTGCAGTACGACCAGTAAGTGAGCAGCTTATGACCTTCAAGGTCAAGGCGCTCATTTACGGTCCGCCGGGGGTTGGTAAGACAAAGTTCGCTTGTGAAGCTCCGAATCCATTGTTGTTGGACTCGGACGTCACTGGTGCTCTAACTCTTGCCAACCATCCTGATCTTGCCTTTAAGACTCTCCGAAAGGAGGTCAAGACCATCCAGGACGTGCTCGACATTTTGGAGGACTTGCACAAAGGCAAGTATCCCGATCGGGAGACCATCATCATCGACACTCTCTCGGCGCTACAACAGCGTCACCTGGACGAGGTAGTCGATAAGGAGAAACGAATCAACCCTCAGCGGGCGGCTATTCCGTTCCAGTCTGACTACAAGACGAACACGGAAGCTATGAGGAAGATCGTGACGTGGTTCCGAGACCTCGACTACAATCTCGTGTGTATTGCCCATGAGACCGAGGATCGAAATGAAATGACTGGAAGGGTCACCACACGTCCACTTCTCACTCCGAAGTTGTCGAGCACAATGGAAGGTACGTTTGACGTGTTCGGGTACATGACGGCTGAAACGAACTCTCAGTTCGTTACAACTCGTACACTTCAAATTATGCCATCCAGGCTCGTCAAAGCAAAGACCCGTATCGGTGGGCTTCCTCCACTGATCGAGGAACCAACGATGCAAATGCTTCTCGATGCAAAGGTCAAGATGGTCACAACTTTGCGTGAGATGCAAGAGCAGCGTGAAGAGCAACAACTAGCTGATACAGCAGTATCGGAAGCTGCACAAGCAGTTACCGAGGCCGAACATGCGAGCCAGGAACAGGAGCAGCCAGCATGAGCGACAGTATGAGCGTTGGTAGTGGTGACGTTCGAGACTTCAATGTGGACTTCGAGGGGTCTGAGGACTTCTCATACGACTTCGACGAGGCCATTGCCCCGGTTGGGTTCGAGCCAGTTCCGGCTGGTGAGTACCACGTTCTGTTGACCGACGTCTCGGTCGAGCCGACAAGTACGGGTGGCAAGATGTTGAATGTCACCCTCCAGGTCCAGAGCGGTCCGAAGGGCTCCCCTCAAGACGGTCAGTTCGAGAACCGTCTGATCTTTGATCGTTGGGTGATGCCCAACAAAGGGAAGCAGGAGCCGGAGAAGTTCCGCAAGACCTTGGGGTTCCTCCAGCAACGGGTTGAAGCTCTGACGAAGGAAGAAGTACGAGGCTCCTTCCAACTCAAGCCGAAGGAACTGCTCGGTCAAGATTGCTCAGTCTATGTCACAGTCAAGCAGGACAAGGACGAGCACGGTAATCCGTACCCGCCAAAGAACGAGGTCAGTCGGTATATCAATCCGCTCGCCAAGAAGAACGCTGGTCAGCCGACTCCTCAAGCGCCTGGAGTTGCACCAACAGGAACACAGGCTGCGGACAACTCAGGAGCAACACCGCAGACGGCCTCATCCTTCCAGTTGTAGTAGTATCGTTTCACCGCTAGCGCAAGTACCGTGAGTAGGGGTTCCGAGTTCCCCATAGGAGCCCCTACTTCGGTGTCCGGTCCAGAGGCGAGGTGGGGTGAGCCAGAACGAACTAAGCGTCGATGAGAGGGCGCTTTCCGACTTCTTCGAGTTTCTCTATGGGGCAGAGAACGGTTACGTCTACGTTGCACACAAAGCCCCCGGTATGCAACTCCAATTCCAACAGACGTTCTTCGAGTGGCCTCGACAACGTCAGGAGTTGATAGCGCATGTCGTTGACAAACGACCTCGATTCGAGGTATACACAGCACCTGCTCTCTTTCGGGAACCTTCCGCAAAGAAAGAGCACATTAAGGGTGCTAGAGTCTTTTGGTGTGAGTTCGATGGGTTCCTCCCACCAAAGCTGGACGGAGTACCAGAGCCATCAGTTCGCATCCAGTCGTCTACTGCCGATCATGAGCATTGGTACTGGCTCGTCGGAGAGCTTGTGGAAACCGCCGAACTTGAGCGGGTCAATCGAGCTATCACCTATCTTCTTGGAGCGGACACTTCGGGATGGGACGCTGGGCAGATACTTCGCCCTCCCCGAACGCTTAACCACAAGCGCCAGCGGGCTGTTGAGCTTCTTGACTGGTCACCGAGCAGACAGTTCCCTCGAGTTGTATTTGATGGACTGCCTGAGCCCCCTCCACTGGTGGAAGCACCACTTCCTGAGCGTATTCCACCTATCGAAGATGTCGTTCTCAAGTACCGCTTTCCCGAGCAGGCGATTAAGCTATTCCGCAAGGGAGTCGGTGCAGACAGCCATAAGCGGTCAGGGGCTCTTATGTCCCTCGGATTCTACTTGGCGGAAGCCGGTCTTTCCAACGAGGAAATTCTGGCAATGCTACTCAATGCCGACCAACGGTGGGGAAAGTTCTATGGTCGAGCTGATCGTGACGTTCGACTCATGGAAATCGTCACCATCGCTCGTCAGAAGTTTCCTGAGCGCAATACTGACGGAGAGTCTCACACCAAGCTACAGGCACTAGGGTTCCTGAGCCTACTCAAGACAAACGTTCATGTCGAGTGGATATGGGATGGTTGGCTCCAAAAACACGGGTATATGTGTCTCACAGGACCATCTGGAGTTGGTAAGACACAGGTATCTCTGGACGTCGCAGCGAAGATTGCACTCGGCCAACCTGCCCTTGATGCCCCCTGTAGCCCGGTCAAGTTAGGGTTCTTCTCGCTGGAGATGAATCTTCCAGAACTTAAATACTTCCTTGAGTTGCAGAAGCAGGGGTATTCCCAGGAGGAGTTAGAGCTTCTTGAGAAGAACTTTCAAATCTTCCCGTTGGGTGAACCGCTTTATTTGTCCCGTCCAGAAGTGCGAGAACAAGTTGAGCAAGTTGTGGGGGACCTTAAGTTGGACGGTATCGTTGTTGACTCGATGGGTTCAAGTACGGACGGTTCTCTCTCTGACGAAACCGCAGTTAAGAGCCTCATGGACTGGAATGACAGGTTCCGGCAACGGTTGGGAGCCTTCACCTGGTTCATACATCATCATCGCAAAGCGTCGGGCGAGAATAAGAGACCGAATAAACTCTCTGATGTATATGGGAATCAATACATCACTGCTCGGGCAACCAGTGTTGTCTGTCTCTGGGACTCGGGGATCGCTAACACTCTTGAGTTCATCCCTCTTAAGGTTCGACTTCGTGCAAATCCAGGAAAGTTCCGTATCAAACGGAGTGCTGACCTGCACTATACTCGCATGGTCAATGGGATTGTCGACGAAAAGGGGGACGTCATCCTCACCGATATTACCTTAAAGGATGATGGTGAAGAGCAGCAAAAGTCTGTGAACGAGAGTGAGCTAGGGGGGAGTTTCACTATCTAATGCTGGTACAAAGCAGAGATCAATTCGAGCGGGTTCGTACAGTGTTGATGGCTGCCAAAGAGATATCCATTGACACTGAAACGACAGGGTTGCTGCCTTACGAGGGGGATCGGCTGTGTGGAGTCTCAACCTTCTGTAAGATCGAGGGAACTGATTATTTCCTCTCAGCATACTTTCCATTCCGACATCGGCCTGGTGAGAGCTTACTTGACGTAAGCGAGAACCTTCCGATGGAATGGTTGAAGGAGCTGGGAAATTGCTTCGTACGTTCCGACATCGAGCAGTATTGGTGTTACAACTGGAAGTTCGACACCACGATGTTGCTCATGGATGGAATCGACATACGAAGGTCTCCATTCCATGATGGCTCGATTATGGCACACCTGCTCAGGAATTGGGGAGAGCATGGTCTAAAAGAAGTAGCAGACCTGCATATCGACCCTGAATCCTCGGCAGAGGAGAAGAAGCTGAAAGAGCTTCTTAAAGAGTACCGCAAGGGCGGTAAAAAGAAATTATCTCAGACGTACGGAGGCTACTCAGGTATCCCACCGAAGTTGATGGAGCCGTACGCCTGCATGGACGCCGAGCTTCACTGGAATGTCGGCCACGTCCTGCTGGAGAAACTCAGGGCTGAGGATCCTAAGCAGCTTGAGATTCTCCAGCGGAAGTATCGGTTTGTCCGTCTGCTCCAGCGGATCGAGCAATACGGAGTTGGTGTAGACCGTCAGCGTTGCGAAGAACTATCCGCCGAGGCGGCACGCCAGATGCGAGTTCTCGAGGATCAGATGGGGTTCGATCCTGGGAAGCGACTCGTACTGGTGAATAAGTTGTTCGGTAGTCCTCCAGAAGGGCTAGGACTTCTTCCTGGCGCATTGTCTGACACCCCCTCTCCAGGCTGGCCTCATGGGACTCCATCTACCTCGCAAGAGATTCTCAGCCGGTACACAGATGTCCCTCTTGTGAACAGTGTCCTACAGTACCGAGGTCTTGTCAAGGCCAAATCCACATGGTTTGATGGCTTCACGGCTAGGTGTGACAAAGGACCAGATGGGAGGCTGCATCCGACCATCAACCCAACAGGAACTCTATCGGGCCGCATCTCTGAATCCGAGCCTAATCTAAATCAGATTCCTCGAGAGAGTGAGGAAGTCGATGTCCATATCAAGCGAGAGACTAAGAAGCTCTTCCGGGCAGGGCGACCACGATGGCGACTATACGAATTCGACTACTCCCAAATCGAGCTTCGCTTTGCCGCTATGTACGGAGACGCTACTCCTCTCCTGGCAGCTCTACGAGCTGGACAAGACCCTCACAAAGTCACTGCTAGTCTTATCAACTCCTCGAGGCAGACAGCTAAGCACGCAACATACACTGTACTCTACGGTGGACAAGCTTCGACTCTTGCACGGACTATCGAGCGACTCGAGTTCCAGACCACTGGTAAGATTGTCTCCTATCCAGTGGAGGACGCTCAAGCTGTTCTTGACCGATTCTTCGAGACATACCCTGGAATGCGAAAGGTAGCACAACAAGCCTCACTTCTCATGAAGCGCCGTGGATACGTGCAGCTCTGGGATGGTCAGCGCAGGCGTTATTGGCGAGGTTACTCTCCAAAGTATAAGAGAGTCATGGATAACACTCACGCCGCATTCAATGTCATCTGTCAGGGTGGAGCCTCTGTAGTTATGGAAGAGTCTATGTTGAGGATTGCAGACCAAGGCAAGGGGTACGCCTACCGAATGGTCAACCAAGTCCACGACTCGATTTGGGTTGAGATTGTGGACGACTTCCGAGAGAAGTGGATTAAGGAGGTCAAGTACCTAATGGAGTGGCCTAGTCGTGACAAACGATTTGTAGTTCCATTCGATGTCGACGTCAAGCTGTTGTCGGTTGCTTAGAAGACTGGCATGACTCGATACCTGGCGATTGACCCTGGAGGTACTACAGGGTGGGCGTGGATGGAGGACGGAAAGCCAACGTCGATGGGTGAAGTTCCTCTGTCTGAGTTGAAACATTGGCTTGATGAACAAAAACCAGAGTTCTTCGTAGTCGAGTCCTACATCATCCGACCGAGAGGTTCAGGTGGATTCAACCACTCCTGGAATAAGGGCGAAACTCTCCAGATTATCGGAGCGATCAAACTACACGCCGCTAGTCTTGGAGTGAAAGTCTACGAGCAACAATCCAGCATCAAGAAAGTAGCCTCTGGAATGTTCGACATTCCTAACAATGGCTCCCACCAGTTCGATGCTGTTCTCCACGGCATGTATTGGTGGTTCCGAAATGTCACCAACAAAGGGAGAACAGGAGGGAGGAAGAAGCGTGCCTAGAAGAAACTCCATGATTCATCACGTTCGACGGGGCGAGACTATTCGAGTTGACGATCCAACCCAAGAGCTTTGGTGCCCGGTTGTCAAGAAGTGGATGACTCGAGAAGAGCACAAGGAACGGTTTGGTTCTCGAGACGGGGAGTTCAATGGGCCGACCAATGAGCCTCAAACAAGCCGCTAAGATAGCTCGTGAGCGAGGCTATCAACTTCCTGAGCACTTGGACAAATACACAAAAACCCTCGATCGAATTGACCGAGGGGTGACTGGCGTGTTCAAGTGTAGGTCTAACTCATGTGGAGCCGAACATGAGACCTTCGTTGTCGGGGCTAGAGTTCTCAACTGTCATTGCGGAAAGAGCGTCAGGAAGATTTGGCCCAAAGAGTCTTAGCATCTTCTTCCGCTCGTCGTAATCTGTAGCCCCCCATACTCCAACTTCGTCATGACGCAAGGCATACTCTAAACAGTCCGCACGGACTGAGCACTCTGTTTTACAAATGTGCTTTGCGAGGTTGATTTGCCCTTGACTTTCCGAGAAGAACAAATCTTTCGGTCGGTTACGGCAAGCCGCCTCTTGGCGCCAACGCTCTCGCACGATTCTCCCCATGTGCGACCGCTGCTCGTTAAGCTACCTGACTAGACCTCCGTTGTCAAGAGATTTCTCGGAGAAATTGAACACCGTTAATTCTTGGCAATTCCTCGTGAGACAGCGTACCCTGCTGTTACGGCAGTGATTCCCTCAGTCGCTGCTCCACCAGTGATCTTGTCGGCGAGACACAGAATCAGGAGTACGATGACCACAAGAACTGTTACAAGAAACTCTGTTGTCCTGTAACCGGGGTTGCTGGTTGTTACTGGCTCTGTCATTGGTCTCCTTATTGTTGAGGGCAGATACGAGTAATCGAACACACTGGCCCAGGCCGAGGCGGCTGAGTTGTTGATGTACTCGTAGATGTGGTGGTTGTCGATTGAGAAGTGGTCGTAGTCGGTCCTGTGGGGGCTGTCTGTGGCCCCAGGGGGACCGCTAGCGGGGGCACCAGGATGATCGGTAGGGACGATCTAGGCGTCACGAGTGTACCAACCGTGTCTGAGGTTGTCAGTGTAGTTGATGTCTCAGAGACACTCTTCAAGGTACTGTTCTCAGTTGTCAACAAAGAGTTCACTCTAGCTAAATCCCTGTTGGTCTGAGATAGACGATCAGCTCGATCAGCTTGACTCACATAAGCTGACACAAGCCAGACAACTCCAATGATGATGATAGCTGAGAAGGTCAGAATAATGGTGGAGATAATTCGGCCACGGCTCTTTCCAGAGATTGTATTCGGCTCGAATACTCTTTCTCTAGTTTCGTAGCCGCCTCCGCCGCTATCGTCTTCTCCACCAGTTGGAGTTTCCACTCTTCCCTTTCTCTAGCCCACGCATCTCGCATGTCGTCAACCAGCTCTTCAAGAATTCTAACTCGTTCCTCAAGAGCAGTGATTGTTCCCGCCTGAGCTTTTATGGTCTGAGCATCTGCCTTGGCAGCTTTGGCTGATCGAGCAGCAGATGTTGCCGCAGACTTCGCTTCCTTACGATCCTGTCTCGTGAGAATTGGAGCAGCGGCTGCAATTCCAGCGACAATGATTGAGACGATCCCACCAACGACGGCAACTCTGAGTGTGTCATCAGCCGCTCCGATCAGTCGCTCAGCAACATCAGTACCACCCATGTGACTCCCAGAACTGCCGAGCCTTAGCTGGAGTCCCGTACCGCTCCTTCACGTACTCTTTCATCATGGCGAGCTGTTGGTTGTAGTCGGTCGTATTGGGGTTCGAGATTCCCAACCGTTTGGCGTACGAGGCTCGATTATAGTCGAGAAGCTGACCAAGGCCAAATGCTGAGGAGGTAGGATTCTTTGCAATAGTCCGACCACCAGACTCCTTACCGATAATCCAGGCCAAATCTGGATCAACTCCCGAGCCTCTCCCATTCCCTGTAGCTACAGGAGGGGGAGATGAAGGAGTCATGTCACTCTGCGGATCAGAGGACTGACTGCCGTCTGCTGTGTCGTCTCCAGCAGTAAGAGCAGATAAAGCATCGTCGATGTATGACTGTGGGTCGTCTCGTGCTTCGGTCTGTTCACCTGCTCCAAGGATCGAACCAAGGGGTGAGCCGGGCGCTGGATCGAAGATCGTACTCGATGGATTTTTGTTGAGAATATCAGCAAGTGTGATCCGCTTCGGCATATCTCTGTTTGCTCCCCTACTTGCCCTTTCGTGACCCGAGCGGCTCAATATGCCAAGCCTCGTTGTTGAGAGGGAACCAGAGTCCGTACTGCTGAGCTTTACTGTGAACTGCTGCTTGTGTTGCGGGATCAGAGAAAGACAGATCAGCAGCAATACCACGCTCATGATTCGAGTGACCAGGAGGAGCTGCCCAATTCGCCGCATCAGCAGCACCATGCTCTGCAACTGCTTTTGCGTACAGTTTGGCTTGCTCGCTTGAGTCTCTTGATCCTGAGACGACCTTGACCTTTCCGCCGAAATCATTGATGAGCTTTTGGAGCCCATTTCGGAATACACCATTGAGTGGTGTCGCTCCCATGTTCGGGGACGGTCTGCCCGCATTTCGGAGAGGATCAGAAGGGTCCCACGCACTCATAGGATTATTGAGTGGCGTACCTTGATGCAGGACGTCAGACATGACGTTAACTGGATGCTCGTCCTGGTAATCCTGAACGAGCGTGTCCAACGATCCAAGAGCTTGTTTGATGTATGAACGAGCATCAAACGCCATGTCTACCTCTTACCGAAACTCGACTTGCCACGGTCTCGGATCGCTTGGTTGATCCTCTTGTTACGAAGTGTCCGCAACTTAGCTTGCACAGGTGATTGCTGCCGTTTCAATTCAGAAAGCTCCATCTGATTTGTGATCGGCGTTACTCGTCCTCCTGCCAACCATGCCGCCCAATCAAAGAGTGGGTTAGCATTAACGGTCTCACCTGGTTGAACGACTCGATTTGGCTGATGTGGAGCCGCCGTCTTGAGGATATTCCGGCTGATGGGAAACTGGTTAATCAGGTAGTTTGTGTTACTCCCAATAGGAGCACCACTGTACGCTGACCTCTGGAACCCGAGTTCAGCAGCCATTCTGAGTGGGAAGAATGTCTGCCCAATTCCTTTCCGAAGCATCTCGTTTGGAGAGCCTGTCCCGAACAGTTGGAGAGCATCAGTTACAGGGTTGGGAAGCTCACCATACAGGGCTTGACCTCCGTCACCCTCACCACGAAGTCTTACTGCACCCATCTGCTTGATGTAATCAGGAATGACCTCAGTAACCGGAAGGTGTTGAGGGTCAGTCCCAAGAATCGAAGCCAGAGCGTTGAACCCCTGTGGGATTCTCGCAATCTTGTTGGGGTGCAAAGCCAACATTTCGAGCTGCAACGGAATGTTCTTCCGCATGAACGTGTAGAACGGAACGACTCTTCGGATGGAAGTCTCGAATGGAGTCAGGTCTCCATAGTCGAAGTTGAATTTGCGAACCTTGGCGGCAGCCTTCTCTGCAATTCGATCGAGGTCAGCCATTGTTGAGGCGCCCTCTCGTTCAGCAAGAGTACGAAACTCATGGGTGAAGTTCGCCAGTCGCATTAGGTCCTCACGCTTGGCGGTGATGTCACGAAGCCACTCGAGCGGAGCACCAAGTCGGCTACCAACCAGCTCTGTGTTGAAGAACCCTGAGGCTCCACCCTTAATCTTGTAGAAGTTGTGGACCTCAGCGTTTGAGAGTCTAGTGTTACCAAGCACCATGTCGCCAGGATGCTCGAACAGGACTTGATACGCCCTCTTGTAGTCAGCCGGATTCGTAACTCCAGCCTCGTAGTTGAGGAAGATGTCACCAGCCATGTTCCGCATGTGGTGACCTGGGTTGATGGTGGTTACTCCAGTTTTCCAGATGCGCTGGACTTGGTCGAACTGCCTGAGCAGCTTGGCAGTATCCTCTTCACTGGCGTAGAACTTGTTGAGGTTTCCGATCGCTCGCTTGACCTCAGGAGGGACAAAGATATTCCGACCAGCAGCATGTTCGGAGTCTTTGTAAGTGAGCTTGACGAGGCCCTGGTCTCGAGCTGCCTTCTCCGCCGCCTTAGCTCCCTTACCTGCCGCCTCAACACCATACTCTGCTACAGCGTTGTGGAAGAAGGAGGCTTTGCCAACGTCCCGCCAATGCTGGGCCGCTCGCATCTTCATCACGTCAACGATATTGGTGTGAGGATGAAACCCCGCCGCCTCAATCTCAGTGAGAGTAGGCAGCTTAGCGGCTGCGGCTGCTGTGTTTCCTTGATTGGCGAGCTTAGTGGCCTGACTGAACCTGGAGCCAAACTGCTCCATGAAGGCTTTCTTCTCAGCAGACGTCTTGAAGTACGGAGGAATGTAGTTATCCATGAACTGACCAGGACGGTGAATCCCAAGAGCTCTCTCCTCTTGCGACCAACCGTTCACATGATCGAGCCAATACTTCTGAGCGTCCCCAAGATCGAGTCCTCCAGACTTAGACGTCTGACCAGCAAGAGATACACCTTGCTCGATGGCCTTAGAGACTCGAGTTCCTTCGTCTGCTGTCAGATGTTTGGCAATCTCCTCAGTCATCGACTTATCAAAGTCGATGAAGTTGGCGACTCCTGCCTGCTTACCAACTCGCCAGAACTGCTTGAGCTTACCTGGATATGCTGCGGCTGTACTCAGCGATCTGCGAAGGGCCTGAGCGGTCTCGGTATTTGCAATTGGTCGTCCGATCTTGGCGAGAGCTTCGTAGGCTGCCTCAGACTTGAGAACTGGCTTACCGAGCACTTCCAATGACAGCGCTCCAGGCTTACCAACTCCTTGTCGAGCAGCCTCAGCAGCATTGTAGAGGTCCAAAGCCTTTGCACCAGGACCAGCACCAGACTCAATCGCTTTAGCTGCGGCTCCCCCAGCCTCTATACCAGCGGCAGGTACAGCTTTCTCGATCCCAGGACCGATGTAGGTGAGAGGATCAGTAGTGATGTCAGCCAGGAGACCCACACCAGTCCGAGCAATACGATTCTTCTCCCAGGCAAACGGCCCTGTAGCTGCTCCAGCCTGAACAGCATTGCTCATCATGTCGGAGAATCGAGCCTTGCTCTTCCCTTCGAGACCTTTAACGAACCCACTCCCCATATCTTTGGCGATTGTTCCCAACCCAAGATGAGCGTTCTTTGCTCCACCCTTATTAATCATGTCTTGCCAGACGTTGTTGAACATGCCAGCCATCGCATAGTTCGGACGACTGATTACATCAAGTACTCGATTAAGAATACTCGGATGATGGGCTTGAGGCACAGCTCCACCTTGGGCAGCAAGTCGAGCCCGCTGCTGGTTGATTTGTGCCATGAGTTTGGCAAGATTAGCTGATGCCTCGGGAGAGAGACTGGCTTTCCCGATGTCACCGACTACAACAGGTTTGGGTTTGGATGCCACTATTACTCCCGTGACTCCTATGGCTTCCCGGTGTAGTACCTACGAATGGCCTCCTGGAGTCCTGCAATGTTGATGTCAGGATGCCCTGAGTTCGCACCAAAATTCAGAGACTGACTCAGAGCGTATTGGAAGGGATCAACTCCAGATTTACCTCCAGCAGGACTGATCGCCTGCTGGTTTGCCTTGTTGATGAGGTCATTAACAACTGTCTGGAAGATTGGACCTGCTCCACCAGCTCCCCACAACCCCTCTTGTGGAGTTTGGAGAAAGTCCTGGAGTTGATTGCCATACGTCGGACCAGGACCGAGATTCAACTGGTCGAGTTTAGCTTGGTCAAGAGCGGTTTGAGTATCCATTTGATTGCCCTTGAGCGCATCAAGTTGATGCTGGAGGTCATCCGCTCGAGTGGTCTCAGCCAACTTCGCCCAATCAAGAGCACTACTATTCTGTGCAGTCTGAGAATCTATAGCCAGCTTCTGACGCTGAGTATCTAGCGTCCCCAATTGGATCAACTCTGCAAGCTGGTCGAGTCGTGACTGACGTTGTTGGTTGTAGAGTGAGTTGGCAAGTTGAGCAGTAGTATTCCTAAGGTCTGCCGCCTTGTTGTTCTCAAGGCTTGCCTGCTGCTGGTAGATGTTACCTTGCTGCTGCGAGTTCTGTAGCCCAAGCTGCGCCAGAGCGGTCTCAACCTGCTGAGCTAGGTCTGTCTGTGCTTGAGCGCCTTGACGTTGAGACGATGAGATTTGCGACTGTCCCAGAGCAAGCTGATTAGCCCGATCAGTGTCGAGGCCAGCCAAAGAGGTAGCTTTCCGACTTGCGTTACTCCCCGCCATCTGAGCATACAACTCCTCAATTCTAGAAAGTGGAGTTCCTGCTCCTTGAGCAATCCCTAAACGATCTGCGTTCGCCAACAAGTTATTGACGATATCCGAGTTTGTTTTTTGGAGAGTGCCAGCAGCTTGATCGTACGCAGAGCCAATGCCTTGTTGAGCAGTGTCGTAATAGCCTTGAGTCTTTCCTTGATTCGCATTCAGGTCACTCGCCAAGGCATTGAACACTTGAGTCAGACGATCGCCAGCTTCTTTGCCATACGTCTGCTGCTCTTTAACTCCAGCGTCATACGAGATGCCGAGTTGCGCTAGAGCATTCTTAAGCGCATCCTCTTGCTGACCGTACTGGAGTTGAATCTGATCCTTCGCCACTTGAGCAGGATCGAAACTCGGCATACTCGGAGCAGGACCTAGCTGTGCAACGAGTTGCGCCAGGAAGTCATTAGACCCCCCTGGGCTGCCCGCAGGGGCGCTAGCCGGGACAGGTACGGGTGTTCCCCCACCGCCCGAAGGTGGCACAGACTGTACCGGAGTGACAGAGACTGGGTTTCCACTCGCATCGAGCCCGTACTTTGCCATAGCTGCTCTAGTCTGAGGTCCCATGAGACCATCAGTTGCAATGCCAGCTCCAGCCTTGTTCAACTTGTCTTGGAGAAGCCAAGTCTGAACAGAGCCTCCAGGCTTCAACCCTGGATACTGAGGTCCAGGGGGAGCAGCTATGCCATATGGGGCTGCTGGAGGCGGAGGAGGAGCAGCAATTCCGTACGGAGCACTAGGAGGAGCGGCAATCCCATATGGAGCACCAATAGTCGGAGTAGACGGAACTGGAGAAGTAGGAGGTCCCTGCAAAGTGAGATTTGGGTTACCGGTAACCCCAATGCTTGGTGGAGGGGACCCTGCTGCCTGACCAACAGAGAGTAGCTTCTTCCAATAGTCAGGATCGAGAATGTTAATTCCTGCCATTTATCTCACCACTCTCACGACCACCATAGAGGCTTGTTAATGTCAGCAAACCAACCAGCAGGAACATTATTCCACTCAGAAGGAGCAGACGGATATGACATGGGTGGAGGAGAAACTACAGGGGGCGGGGGTTGAGGGGGTTGACCCCAGGTCGCTCCAGTAGTTTGTCCCCATTCTGTCATCGTCGGCTGGTCAAATGTTGGAGTGAAACCCCACCCATTCGGTTGAGCAGGAGGCGGTGCTATCTGTCCAGTGGGAGTCACTTGAGGGGTGTTCGCCTGCTGGTACGCCTGCTGTGCAGCCTGAGCCTGAGCTTGCAACTGAGCATTGACTTCATCCTGCTTCCGCTGAGCCTCAGCAGCCGCAGCAGCCTGAGCGATAGCCTGTGCTCGTTCCTGCTCCTTATTGGCGACAAAGGCAGCGTGAGCAGTGTCAGCCTGGTTGCGACCTTGGAGAATCTGCTGCAAGATGTTCAGACGATTCTGCTCAAGTCCTTGCTGGCCCTGCTGAATCTGCTGAGCGATGTTCCCGAAGGCAGTTTGGTAGTTGTTCTCCAATCTGCCTTGTCCAACCAGGTTGTTACTCGATCGAAGGATTCCCTGCTGAGCCATCTGTGCAGCAAGAGTGTCCAAATCATCAGACCTCTGCGCTGATAGCTGAGCTAGGGGAACATCAAACTGACCTTGAAGGTTCACCAACCCTTGAGTGTATGCACTGTTTGCTGCATTCTCCTGAGCCGTAAACGAGTTCATAGCCGAATCGTAGTCAGGATCGTAGTACCCGTACTGATCGAGACCAGTAGGGGATACACTCGACGTCTGGGGAGTAGACGGCTTTGTAGGATCAGCAGGTGTCACCGGAGTTGCAACAGCAGGAGTAGGCGCAGACGGCTTATTAGCATCTGCTGGAGTACTGACAGCGGGAAGCGACAATGGAGCATAACTTCCCACGACATCTCCACCAGAGTAAGTCGGCGTCAGAGATGTGCTAGCAGGCCAGTCAGGAAACCACTTCTTCCTGAGAATGTCAGTGATGTTGGAGGTATCAGTATCCGCCACCAGCCCCTCCCCCATATCTCTTCTGGAGAATAGCCATTATGGCAGCCATCTGAGTCGGATCAGAGCCACCCTGCTGACCAAGTCCAGCACCAGGGGGAACCGGCGCTCCAGTTGGAGGAAGTCCTCCAGGAAGTCCACCTGGAATGCCAGCTTGTGAGGCTATCCCAGGAGGTAGTGGAGCCCCTCCCGCCGCCGCCATTGAGGGGGGACCAGCAGCCTGCGGCGGAAGAGACCCTAGGAGTGTAGTAAGAGAGGGAGACAAAGCTCCCGCATCCTCACCACCAGCTTGAGGAGCTTGACCGGACTGGTTGGATGGACGACCGAATTGAGGACCGCCACCGGATTGTGCCTGAGGAGTACCACCGTTATACACGTTGGCACCACGAGACATAATACCCTGAGGGCCTCGGGAGTCCTGCATCCCGAGACGACGCTCAATCGCTTTCTTGTTGAACATCGCCATTGTTCTCACCTTACCCGATCAGGGGATGCCGTAGGCTATCCACCACACATTTATTGGAGTTGTTGAAAGAGCGAAAGCAGAGGTAAACACTCGAAGAATGGCGCTTCCACCTGACGGTCTTGCTGAGACTACTGCTGCCCCCGCCATTGGATCGTCATAAAGACCAGCAGCCACACTCGTCACCTTCGTGAGTCCAGTCACAATCGAGGCATTGCCAGTGACAAGTGCCGTGCCCTTCTTCTCTGTGTCCAATCCCTGTAGCTGGTTCTGAATCTCTCGAACGGTCTCACGAAGCCAGCCTGTAAGCTGCTCGGGGTCTTGAGGAATTGGTCGAAAATTGAACTGCATCAGACAGCACCAACCGTTACTTTCTTCGGAATTACACTCAGTTCAATCCCGTAGAGTGTTTGTGCTGACGGACCGGATGAGGTTACTCGAACTCTCCACGTCCTACAGAACCCAGGTCCAGCGAACTTTCGAGTAGATCTACCACTAGGCATGAGAAGATACGGCGTAGTAGCCTGTTCATTCTCATCCGCTATGTGAGCAGCTTGGAGGAACACAGGACCATCTGACTCCACCGTCATCCAACGAGCACGTTTTGCGAAGGTGGGCTCTCCAAAGTCAAAGTCTTTAGTCTCGATAATTCCGAGGTAATCAAACCCATTGTCGGCATAGATTGCGTCTCCATACCGAAAGAGTTTACCATCCCCGTTTCGAGACCCAAGGTACAAACCTTTGAGACCTGACGGACCACGTACCTCCGTAAACGTGTATGGGACCATGCTCGCATCACCAAGTTTCCAGTGAGTCCAAGCTCCTGAACGAAGGTGATAGACTAGCCAGGTATATGTGGCGTTAGCAGAGTCCCATGGTTGGTTTGCTAACTGGTCCCAAGTCAGAGTTGCCCAAGAACCCCATGTCGGAGGAACAGCAAAAGACTGGAAGAGAACGATATACTTGTCCTCCCACCAAGCTGCACACGTCTGATTGAGTGTAGTTGGAGCAACAACCTGTTGACGAAAGATCGGATGAACTGCTGTCGAAATCTCGTCGAAGGTACTTCCGTCAGTTTTATATACCCCTCGGGGGCCTACGAAATAGAGAAAACCCTCTATTTCCCGAGGGGTATACTTTGACGTACAACCAATCTCTGGACTCGCATTCCGAAGTTGCCAAGCAGTCACATCAGGTGCAACGTAGAGAATCCAAGTTGAGAAAGCCTTGAAGATGATGAAATTGTCCTGCAACAGAGCAAAGGCAACTACAACATCTCCATCGCCAGGTTGCACATCAACAAAGGAGCCGAGTGCGTTCCACCCAGCCGTAGAGAAATCAGCAACCTTCGAGTAATAAACTCGAGACGGGAATGGACCAAAGGAATTCGAGACGAACATGCGATCTTTGTAAATACGGCATGTCGTCCCAGAGGGACTGGTTGGAATGGTGGTAAGAGCAGCTCCATCCCATTGGAGTATTACATCGTCACGCCGAACGATGTAGAACTTGTCAGCGTACTGAACTCCCTGCTCCATGTTGTTGTATGTTCCAATGAGAGTGAAATTATTTCCATCGTAGTAATACAACTGTACGCCAACTCGAAAGAGAATCTGACTAACCGTGCTAGTTTGAAAGAGTCCTAGGAGGTAGACATTTCCACTAGCACCAACGCCAGAGATTAACTGGTTAATACCAGTCCGTCGAATTAACTCACCCGCTCGGCCAAGATCGAAGTTCTGACACTCCATCAACTCGGAATCCTGAATTCGACCAGCGGCATCCCGATTGTTAAGTCCTGAGAACCTATTGACCTTGATGAGCGTTTCAGGCATTACGGATTCGGTCGATTGGGAATGAACTCGTAGTGAGCACCATCATGAGACCACTCAATCCACCCACGACCACTCGGACTTGGACTTAGACCAAAGAACACCCTAAAAGCATTCCTGACATTCTGAGGAAGCCCAGGATACGAGAAGGGAATCCCATCGAATGGGAGTGGAGCACCACCCTTTGCCTGAATCCCACCGTCAGCCGTCAACTCGTACCAACCAACATCTCCCATGCCACAGTCTCGTGCCATGAGAGTTGCCATGTGAGCGGTCCCATTGATGTCCACGTCTATTCTCCCATCGTATCCAACTGCTGTAGCTACAGAGGCAGGAGCTTCATGAGCGAAGGGCGTAGCTCCACAAAGCTCCATGAATCGACCGATTGGAAAACTCGGTCCAGGGTCTGTGTGGTCGGTAAGGTGCCATGCGTTCGTAATCTCCACATGGCTTGTCACCCCAAAGGTGAGTCCTCGCTTGAGGTCGTTGGCAGTTCTCCAAATAAGCGGAAATTTGTAAGTAGCCGCTGCCTCGGCGACATCATGAGCCACGTTTCGCAACATTGACTCGATAGTTGAATGGGACCAGTCATCGTCCTTAGAGTAGCCGGCGAGCTCGTATCCAAGTCCGTTGTGGTTGGCTCCTGGAGCATGATAAGCTACGTCCTTATCAAGCACACACTGAACAACAGAATCAGAGTCATAGCAGCGATGAGCACTTGCCTTCCTGTTCGCTGGTAGGTTCTGAAAGAAATGAGCCGTTCCCTCTGCCGTATTCGGCTTGTCAGGAGCCTCCATCCGGTGTATCACCGCCAGAGTGATCTGCCTCCCGTTGGTCGGAGTGAACCACTTCGCCGGAATCCACTCCATTTCGAGCCTCCTTAAGGGCTACTTTTAATTGAATGTTCTCTTGGATCGCAGCATCAAGATTTGCACTTAATCTGCCAATCACCTTGAGAAGTCCGAATGCTTCCTCGGGGTCCATTACGCCGTTGTTCCGTCTATCATTAACCCCATAAAGACGAGGTTATTTATCAGAGATTGAAGGGCAGCATTTCCGCCTCGACTCCCAGTGATGGTCTGCTTGACAGAGGGAGCCGTTCCGTAGAACCCCAATCCACCATTAGAGACTCTAACCTTAGCGGTTCCGTCTCCAGCAGCTAGGCTAGCCTCACCCGTACCCTTAGACTGAACAACGAGACCAATATTGGCGTTAGTACCGGCAGCACGGTAGTAAACATTGTTGGGATCAGCAAAGTCTCCAATGGAGGCAAACGAGCCTGCTGCCCCATTAGCTCCTGTTCCAAACCCATGCTGAGTGCCTGTTACTGCCAACTGTCCTGTGGTATTGAGTTGCATACGAACAGTCGCTGCGTTTGCACCATTGGCCCAGAGCCAGAATCCGGTGTTGCCAACTCCTCGAAACTCAAATCGCATTCCAGGAGCACCTGTTGACATAGAGTAAATACCAATATCACCGGCTCCAACTGTTGGAAAGCGGATCTCACCACTGCCGTATCCTGTTGGACCTCCAGAGACATCAATACCACCCGTTACAACAGCCCGCTCTGTACCAACAGCAACGAGAACAGCTCGATCGAGGATGTCGTAATTGTTGTCAAGGTCCGTCAAAACAGTGACGTTGTCTGCCCCACCAGGCTTACGGAGACCAAGTCGAGGAGTATTAGTTGCCATTTACCAATTCTCCCCCGGAGCATCACGGACTACCGGATAAGAGTCAGTTCCACGCATAGACTCTTCAAAGGCAGACTCAGCAGTTTCCTCTTTGTATTGAGCCTTGAACCACGAAGCGGCGGTGTAATCCTCCTCCATTTCCTTGGCCTTTTGGAGACAACGCTCAACAATCAGCTCAAGTTGGTCATCGGAGATTGTAAGAACATCAGTGAGATTCACCAAATCAACTGGACGAGGAATCCTCGTAACAGTTACGGTATCTCCACTGACCTGAGGAGTCGGGTATAGACAAACAGCATCAGCCTCTAGCCAGTAGTAGGCTGGAGTTCCTGATGTTGTAGTCGCCTGACGGTAGCGATCTTGATAGTCAATTTCCCTCTTGGAGCGTCTCCACAACAGAGTGCCGTTGTAGTAGATAGCGTCAACATAGAGGAAGCCACCAGCTACAGGGTAACGGAAGGTGTTAGCGACTGAGATGACTGAGACGTCCGCTTTGGCTGACTCAGTCTTACGGAGCACATCAAGCTGAGCGTCATTCACCCATCGAGTGATGATGGGATCAGTAATCATCACTCCAGACAAATCGCCAGCTAGAGTTCTTACTCTGTCAGCGACGTTCTGTAATGTTCTCGCCATTAGCGACCTCTTGGATCATGCGGAGTATCGCTGAACGTGATCTTCTTGCCCTCTTCACCTCGTTCACCCTTCACAACCGTCTCTGGGACAGTGTAGTTGGATTTCGGCGATTTGAGAACAGTAGTAACTATCTCCTTCGCCTCATCTCGTTGTTCCTTGTACCGCCGGTTCTGAGCCTGACGAGCTTGACTGTTAATACCATCAAGCCTGCCAGAAACGTCCCATCGAGCAGTATCAGCGAGAAACAGCTTTTGGAACACGGTTTCGTCGAGTTTCCAGCAAGAAAGGACAGGTCGTTCGACTCCATCTTTGCACCTCTCAACAATCTTGTAAGGCGGCTCGGAAACCGACCTTGCAGCATCATTGAGAAATACGACCTTCAAGTTGGGGTCGTATTCATGAATGCGCTCAGCAATGCGGAGGGCATCCTGCTCGACCAGGACACCCCCCACATTGATGAGTTTCCGCTGTTGGAGCAGAGGATCAGAGGACAATTACTAGCCCTCGGTGATGTCCTTGATGACTCCGTGGGCGTTTCGCTGAGTGGTACCCCATTCGGAGTACTGACGCATGATGCCCTCCCAGGCATCGAAGTCCCGCACCCACTTGAGCACGGTACCGTCGTCGTCAGCCCAATGCCACTCCTTGTCCCGGAAAATCTTGATCTTGTCCTCTTCGAGGAGCTTCATCTGATTCGGGGTGGCATCGACGTCCTCAACGACAGGAATCTCGGTTCCGTAGTTGAAGGCGAGTCCCTGGAATCCGCCAGCGAACTCCTTCGTGTCCACGTAGCGACGCTGCTGCGTGAGCAAGTTGAAGTACGCACGACGAACACCGAGACTGGTCAAGATCACCGAGACCTTTCCACCATTTCGGCGGATCGAGTCGACTCCGGTAATCATCAGACCCTCAGACAGGGCACGGTTGGCTCCAGCGTTGGAGTCGACATACGCTGCCCACTTCCGCTGAGTGGCCGGGTTCAGACCATGCAAGGCAGCGGTATTGTCCAGCATAAGTCCGAGACCCGAGATTTCACGGTTGTAGTTGCCGTAACGGTAGATACCGTGAGTGTTGGCAACCGTGGTGAAGGCTGCATCGAAGGTCACCGTGAGACCGTTGATGTCGGTAATTGTCCTCTTTGCTGAGAGGACGGTTCCGTTCGCCTTCACGAGAATGTCGACAACCATGTTGATGTCGAGGTACTGAGCGTTGTCCACCGTGTGAACTGCGGTGGCGGAGGCGTCGGTGATGGTGGCTCGAAGGCCGGAACCATCACTGTACGCCTGGAAGTTGGAGTCCTTGGCGAGGTCATCCTTCAAGTACTCCATCTCATTGTCCATCGCCGAGGCGAAGGCTTGGTAGTTGGAGTCTGCCAGGGTCATGACCTGACCAGTGAAACGAACTCGACCGTACTGGTAACGGAGCGGAACATGGACCGCTGCGTAACCAGCGTTGCCAGCGTCGGGCAACTGCTCGTTCTCGTTTCGGGACCCGATACCCGAGTTCCGAGTGACTCGGATCGGGAAATCGACGTATCGACCACCAACGGTATTGACGACTCCGTCAGAGGTTCGCTCGATCCGCTTCACAGCGACCGTCTCCGATTGGAGCTGGTCCTCGAGACGTAGAGCGTAAACCTCCTTCAACAGAGCGTCTACCGTGGTCATGGAAGCGGGCATTGGATCAGTACTCCTTTACTGACGGTCTTGAGCGGCCTTTGCAAGGACATTTGCTACCAGCGATTGCGTGTCCTTGCGGGAGAGGTCCTTGACTCCTGCTCCACCAGTTGGAACTCCACCACCGCCGCCTGCACCGAGAATCGGGGGAATCTTCCCCATCTTCTCAAGATGCGTTTGTACCCGTTGGTCAATACCTGACTGGTACTCCTTGACGGCATCCTCAGGTTTTGTGCCCTGATAAATGGCAAACAGCACAGCATTGTCGTCGAAGTCGCCGAACTCATCATGGAGATTCTCCACGAAGGCTTCAAGTTGGGCGTCCTCTTCGGCCTCCGTCTCTGATTGACGTTGGCTGGTGATGTGCTGAGCAAGAGCCAGAAGAATCTGCTCCTGCTTGTCCAACCGTTCTTGAACCTGTGGAGGAAGCTGGAACTCTCCCGCAGGACCTTGATTTGGGAGCCCCTGCTGCCCAGGCACTCCTTGCTGAGGAAACTGCTGCTGACCAGGCTGAGGGAACTGCTGTCCTGGAGCCTGGCCGGGAGCCGGCTGACCCTGTTGACCGTCCATCCACGGTGGAGTCTGTCCCATGAGGTTCTCATGCAGGATTCCGTAGATTTGCCACGGATTCGAGTTGAGAGCGTTCATGAGTTCCACAGCAGAGGCTAAGGTTTCGGGATCACCCAAATCCTCGTAGGGAGCATACTGAGAGTGTAGCTCAGCAAATCGACGAGTGACACCAGCGTCCCACTGCTTGACGTACGGCGCCACAATGTCTCGGTGTTCAGGAGCTACACGCTCCAAGAACCCCGCTGCAAGGCTGTAGTCCGGCTCACCCGTTTGAGTGCCTGACCCCTGGCCTCCCCCTCCTTGGGATGCCGGAGCTGTGTTCCCATTCCCGTTCCCCTGGTTCGCAGGAGCACCAGTATCTGTAGAACCCTGGCCCATCGACATTTCATCCTCCGTCCTGAGCTGTATCCACACTCGGAGTGAGACCCTGGCTCGGCGTATACGAGTCGCAAGTATCCGTTAGTTGGATACTGCCTGCCACCTTAGAACACGTCCCCAAGAACCTTCCATGATCTTCAAAATTCTCGCAGCCAGAACATGGAGATTCCCCCTGATGGGATGGTCTCAAGTTCACCCTCTGACCCATCGCTTTGCCGCTCAGCACATCGACCGTATACTGCTTTCGCTCTGTAGCAGGGTGAGTTACACGGCCAGGTGAACGACGATTTCGATGGTATTCAGAGGCTTCACTCATGTTAACCGTTGTTCTTGTTGAACCCCTCGAAGTTCTTCAACTGACCAGTTCTCCCACGAGCATTCTGAGCAGAAGGAGCCTGAGACTGGCCGACTGGCTTGTTGAGTCGTCGAGCGATCGCATTTCGAGTCGGCATACCGAAGGCAGGCTTACCCTTTGTTGAAGAGCCTGCGTGCTTCTTGTTGTTCGGAGCCAACTCAGATTTCTTCTGACCGTTCCCACGGAACTTTGATGAAGGCTCTTTACGACCGTGCTCAGCCTTGCCATGAGAATTGACATTCTTGAAGCCAACCTTGGCTCCATCATGCTGAGTTGGCTTGTCAGAGCCAGAAGCAGAAACAGGCTGACCACTCCCTCCAGAGGGTCCAGCATGTCCCATATGCTCCTGCATCCAAGCTACAGGGTCGGGTGCGGACTTGGAGGATGTACCAGCCATGTCCTTCTCCTTACTTGATGGTTGAGGGGTGGTCTGACAAACGAATTGCGTACTCCATGTCATTTGCCGTCATGGAGTTGAGCTTGGACGCTGTGAAGTAACCAGCGTTGATGGCGGTGAGTCGAGCCCTCATAGCTGCGATGGTCAGAGCATTGCCACCCTCGCTGTACCCGGTTTGAACATCATCTCCACCATTGATGTTCTTTCCTGCAACAGCAGCAAATCCAGCCTTGTTACCGATCTGTAGGTCAGCCACTCTTCTTTCCTCCTGATTTCACTCGTCGGATTGTGGCGTTGGCGATTCTTATTGCGGAAGCCTCGTCCTTACCACTCTTCAAGACGGCATTGGCTATCTGAGCTGCCTTGTCGGCTTGTGCCCCACTCAAGGATTTGTTGTGTTTCTGAGCGAACGACTTTCCCGTCCAAGGCATTGTGTTACTCCATTATTGGGAGGCCAATGGGTTGATTGGCGGCATTTCAACCGGCTGAGTGATGGGACGGGAGGCAGGGTGACCCTGGGAGCCTGGCGGAGCAAGCGGACTCGAGGGGCCCTGCCCCATCTGAGCAGCTTGAGCGGCTTGCTGTTGCTGCATCACCTGAATCTGCATCTGATGAAGTCGAACGTGTTGCTCGAAAGCAATCTTAATATTGTCAGGAGCAGACTCGAACTTCTGCTTCTTTCGCTCATTGTTGTGCTCCATGATGTGAACGATATGCTCATCCCAAGTGTTCGGGAGAACTTGTTCACCGTTCAGCATCTTGAGATTCTCACGCTGAGCCTGACGAGCATCAAGCTGCATTTCCTCGTACAGGCGACCAGTCTCAGCCATGTCGAGATAACGCAAGGCACGATCGGGAGGAATCCAGCCCATCTGACCGAGCTGCATGATGAACGCCTGCTTTGCAGCCCGAGAACGAGGCATGGCAGAGCCAGCCTGTATGTTCAGGTCGGTATTTCCTCGAATATCGGCCGCAGACAAGATGTACGCCTCGTACCCACCATCAGAGCCTGTAACCCTGATTGTTCGAGGCAAATCCCAAAATTGCTGAACATGGCTCAGAACGTGCTTGCCGATTTTCTCCGTCCCCTCCTCAATAGAGGAGACAGCATCGGCAAGTTTCGAGTCATCCTGCTCTTGCAGATACGAGATGGCAGTAGCGGCTGTGACACCTGGCGGAGCATGACCTTTCGTGATTTCGTGCTGCGAAGAGATGTCATCCATATCTCTCTGGCAACGGTCCAACTCCTGAATGACGTAATCAGGTATCGGGAGCAACGGAATCGGAGTGGGCGGATTGAACCCCGGCGTGTAGAACACGATGAGTCCAGGCTCAGACGTGATCTTGTTGGGATCAACGGAGCCTCGTGGTGCCGCAAGCTGTGGCTTGGACATCTTGTTTTTCGACTCAATAATCTGCGAGCGAGTCCTGTTGTATTCCTTCTGGAGTGGAATCAGGTCAGTAACCGCAGATTCCGAGTAAAATCGTCCAGTAGGAATATGATCGAACTTGGTGAAGGGATACTCCCCATGATCGAATGGAAGAAACGGGATCGCAGAGAGAACCGTTTCAGCAGCCCATGTAAACACCGCTCCATCAGGCCAATCTCCGCACGGCTTGACCCAAATCTCCTTCACAGCCACATGATCGGGAGCACCCTGTCGCTGAACCCCAATCGCCTGGAGGAACTTGGATTCAAGAACTCCACCGCCAGACAGGGAGTCCGGCTCCAATCGGACGCCGTATTTGTCCTCAACCCATCCAGGCGTCTTGGCCGAAACATGGATCACACAGGGTTGATTCTCAATGTCCTCCTCTTCCATATCAGGAACATAGATATGAAATGGAGTTACATGCTCGGCTTTGAGTTGACCAGGCAATCCTGAGGAGTCTGTTGAGTTGGGATCAAACCAATCCTTGATGAAGGAGTTTCCACAGAGAACTTGCCAGAATGCAGCTCGACGCATCGTCCGTCGGAGCTTCATATCCCGATGAGCCCACTCAAAGATTCGTTCAGCCGCTCGAGCCGCCGCCAAATCGTCGTCATCTGACGAGGCAGGGATCACAAAGGCCTCAGGATTCTCCTTCGTGATTTTAGAAATCTCAGCCCGAACAATCGGTCGAATCTTGTTCGACACGAGACGAACACGCCAGGGAGGAGCTGGAGGCTCATAGAGACGTTGGTACTGACCAGCAGACGTTCCAAACGTTGGACTCCACTGGACGTACTGCTTTCCGAAATAGAAAGCAAGATTGGTATACCAACCAGTCTCAAACTGCAACCTGGCTTTGCGACACTCCTCAAGCCGAGTACGGCAAAAGTCAAGGATAACCCCATTCTGAGTTGACAGAAGGAGGTTATCCTGACCTTTTGGTTGAGGTAACTGGAGAAGTGCTCCAGAAGCGTCAGACAAGTCCTAGCTCCCGAGCTTCCTCACCAAGATCAACAAACGTCTCTCCCACTCCCTGCTCCGTCAATCCATAGAGCCCAGATCGACGAAGCTCCTCATCATCAGACATTCCGAGGTTTTGGTTGTCAGAGATTGAGGGAGAAGTCTGCATTGCCGCCGTCATCTGCATGTACGACGTCCATTCCCTCGTCATGCTGCGGTTCAGGAGTCGCTCCCTCTCCCTCTCCCAACCGATCCGCTCCTCCCGATGATTCTTCTGTTGAGTCATCAGGAGCCAGACCATCACTCCCAATACCCCCACTACCAGGAGAATCACTGACAGAGCGGACATTACCACGATCCACAAATACCCCAATGGCTTTCTCCATTTCGTGGAAGGCGGCAACCTCCGCCTGTAGCCGATAATTCTCCTCTTCAAGAGAGGCGACCCGATCCTTAAGCTGGGTAGCGTGATCTGGCGTCAGGTACCCAACTATCTCTGCAATTTCCGATAAGCACTCATTACAGAGATAGACCCGACCGTGGAACTCAAAATCGAGCATGAGGTCCACAAACCAATCTCGACCAAGCGAGACTCCACGACAGAGAAAACATTCACCGGGCAGAGCCGGCGGATGGGTAACGACCTTCCACCTATCCGTCGGACTCTGCTCGAACGGTAACATGCTCATGCGTTATTCGGTTCCTGACCAGTGGTTCCCGACTCGTTCTCACCGAGATTGAAGTCGGGAGTCTGATCTGAGGTCTGACCGACCGTCTGATCAGAAGTCTGATCAGCCTGGTTGGCCTCACCGACAGAAGCTGACCGCTGTTCGGAGGTCGTGGTCCCCGACTCAGCGGCCTTTCTTGCTTCCATATTCCCCTCAGGAGTCGTCTCAGGCGGAGGAACAACTGCGGTCTGAGGAGTTTGGACCGACTCGGTGGCGATCGGGAACTCACCCTCAGTCGGACCAACCCGATCAGGCTGATCGGGAAGCTGCTCTTCGGGAGTCGGGTTCTCAGCACGACGACGGGCTTCACGACGTGCTTCGTCACGACCGGACGCACCCGATTCCGCAGTACCTGACTCGAACTGCGGAGGATTGTCGTCAACAGCCTTCTGAGCGTCACCATGCTCAGCAAAGCTATTGACACGAGCAGTGAGAGTTTCATAATCCAGCGGATCGAGTCCAGCAGCAAGATCAACCTGCGGAACTCCACCACTCCCAAGCTGAGCGATCTGCTTGTTTGGACCGCCAGGTCGAAGAGTGTCATCCTGCGCTACCTGCTGCTGCATCGCACCACGGTTGATGGACTCAGCCGAGTCACGCAGATTTCCCGACACCTGACCTTCACGTCGAGCTTCCTCAGCTCGACTTTGAGCCGCCTCAAGTTGATCGAGACGGATCGGACCGCCGGAAGCCACTGTCTCCAGAACGACGTCAATAACACCTTCCGTAGAGATTCCAGCTCGATATAGCTCGCCACGAGCCGACTGGACGGAGACACCCGTAACCTGAGCATCTTCCTTGTAGACGGTCTGGCCGTTGACTCTGACCTCGAAAGCCACTTTTTCTCCTCACCACTCATTTCCGAGAGTGTAGTCTTGGTTCTCGGCCCCGGCCGAATTCCGAAGCCAGTCGTCCGATTGGGAAGCGTACGGGTTAACTGCTTCACTGGCACCCCTGGGATCAACAAACTCGGGAATATAAGTGGAGTCATCACCTATTTGTGGACGAGAAGCAACTCCATACCGAAGCATATCCATCGCATGATCGTCCTTCTTGTGTGGCTCCTCCTTCTTATTCTTCTCCCGAATATGTTTCTTCGAGGCCCATGTTGCCCATCGGTACTTGTTAGCCTCCCAAATCGTCTTTTCACAATTCTTCATAATGAAGAGTCGTGGACGACCTGTGTGAGTATTCAGCTTAAGACGTGAAGCAACAAGATTGATCCCAGCGTGGACATCATTATTACCAGGAACAATCGGGATTCCATGCTCCACGTACTCAATTTGCACCGACGTACCAGTAATCGGGTCAGTGTTTCGTATTGAAGGATCACCCACATAGTAATCAGGAACACGCTCATGTTCGAGATTCTTCTCGTGAACTCGAAAAGCGTGCCATGACACTACTTCTCCCGATTTGTAGTGCTCGTCATAGAGGAATAGGTCTCCATCAGGGCTACAGGCCAACCAACCAAAGCAGGTGGGGTTGTTGAGTCCGTGGTCCATACTGGCAAAATGGAGCCACTGCCTCGGTGGGATGAACGGTTCGATGATGTTATGCTCACCGAACATCTTATAAATGAGTCCACCAACCTGGACGTAATGTCCGTGCCGACGAGCTTGTCTCTCATCCTCATCCAGACCAGAGAAGATCGCATCAATTTCGGTGGCATTGATATGAGGGTTTTCTTCAACGTCCACTTCGATCACGTCTATCTCGTCACTCACTCGAGCAGCGAGATACAAGTCATCGTAAGTCCACGTCATTCCGTCAACAGGAGTCATGGTGATCCAATACGTTCCACCAACGTCTAGAAGTCGGAGCAGATTCTCCACGTAGATGTCCTGAGGAGGCTCCTCATCGAACCATATGCCATGACGACTAGTACCAGCAAACTTCTCCAAATCCTGCTCATACGACATAAACTCAATGGTTGACTTGTTGGTCAATGTGAGAGTTCTGAGCTGCTTGTCGTATGAATCCTCCCACGAGCCGTTTTTCAAGAAAGAGGGAGGCATCCATCGAGCAATTTCCGGCATTACGATCTTTGCAACACCGTGATCGAAGTCAACTCCGATTGCTCGAAGGTCCACAGGAGGCTCATGTTTGATCGGCTTAAATGGGTCACGCCCAATAGCCTTGTTTACAAGCTCAATTCCTCCACCGACCGTTTTCCCTGAGCGGTTTCCACCAATAAAGAGCCGACCACGAGCCTCAGACGAGTGGAAAAGACGCTGCTTAGGATGAGGAACATAGCCATAAGCTGTCGGGCGAGTTGCAGAACGTTTAAGACCCTCAGAAATCCCTCGAATGAGGTCCCTGGAACTAGAAATCTTCGACTTTACGGGCATTTCTAAACCAATTCGAGTTAATTCGAGCCTGAGAAATCCTGAAAACGCTCACGAAGCATCCAAATGAGCACTTTACAGACTGTTCTGAGGGTGGATACGACCAGAGCATTGGTTACACTCGCAGCAGGAGTATTGACATAGGTTCTCAAATCGTCAAAGGAGCCTGCCAAACCGTTGCGAACCGTATCTCGACTATCATCCTCAGCCGTACGAATTCTCTCAACCGTCTTACCAACGACCTTTCCATTGTCGTCGACAATGTCAGAGAAAATCTTATCGGCCGTACGATTGATTTCAATATGGTTAAGTGGCACTTAACTCCTTAAGAGACAAAAGCCCACGGCTTACGCTGATTCTGCCCTCCAATAGCTGCTGCTATTGGGCCAAGAGTCGTTGGGTCAGTTAAACCACCAGTAGACTCACCTGCCATCACAGGATTCATCATATCAGGTCCACTAGCTGTGTCAATAAATCCTGAGAGTGTCGGTAGAGTCGTACCCACAACCACAATCCCAAGGTAGTAGAGACCTGCATAAGTAGTGACAAATGGGCCTCCACTTATGTTGAGGGTTTTAATGGCGTTAGAATTCCATGTACCAGCTCCATCATCTACTGTCTTGCCGAGCACATTCATATTTTGATCCAGTAAAGCAAACCACTGGTTGGTCATAGCCGAACCAGCCGTAGCGGCACTCATAAAACTAATGGAAGTTATCGAGACATCTTTAGGAAGAAAGATGGCAATAACTCTCAAAGTTCCAGATGCCGTTCCAGAGTTTGTAATGTTTGCTAGCTGGTTACGACGACTAAACGTCTCAGCAATAGCTCCAGTAGGTCGTGCGTATGCCTCGCCTCGATCCAACGCAAAGTCGGCAATCCAACCGTCTGCTGTAGCTGGATCAGCAACGATAGTTTGGTCTCGAATTGCCGGAACTGCATGTACTCCAACTACTCCTGCCGCAGTTGCAATGAGTAGCTGGCCTTTAGCAGTAAACGTGGTCGCAGGAATTCCTCCGCCCCCGCCACCACCTAGGAGACCATTATGGTAGTCCTTTGCCACGTTATACACGTCATTGAACGTGTATCCTCCAGTATAGAACTGCATCAACGCAGCGTACTCAGCATCCGCACCGCCGTTGTAAAAGGCTCGACGAAGATCAGCAAGACTCGGCAAAACGAGGTCTCCTTTACTTAATTAAATCGAGAACTGACCTGAGACCTGAGTTGATGCTACAGGGATGGCGGTGGCATGAGAACTTCGAGATATCTGACCGGCACCGCCAGATGGAAGGATATCCAGACGCTCCAAGTCCTCAGCAATTGCTATAAGAGTCTCAGGATCACGGACATGACGGGAGATAACCTCGACCACCTGGAGCATCACAGCATCGACATTTATATCGACCTGCATACGAGGGTTGTAGATTCCTCGCATCTCGAAGAAGAGCTTAAGGCCCTGAACATCTCCAGCCTCAACAATACCGACGAGTGCTCTATAGGCATCCCCGTCGGCAGATTTGAACAGCTCTTCGCCTCGTCGAGCCATATATTGCTGGAAGGCAGGTTGTCTCAACCAGGCTGAGTACTGTTGAGGCGAAACCCCGCATTCCTGTAGCTTCTCACGCTTAGAGCGGTTGTCAGCCAAATTGAGCATTCGATTGGCTACATCGAGTTGTTGGACGGTCAGAAGCTGCTCAGAACGTCCACCATCAAGAGGGAGTCCACGCTTCTGGAGGCGTTGACGAAACTCATCGTCCTGCCAATACTTCTTGACGGTCTCAAGTCGGACGCCGGTAAGCTCAGCTACTCGTTCCTCAGTCGGAACTGCACCATGTGTCCAGAAGAGCTGCTCATAGGCAGCTAGGACGTCAAGCTGCTCCCCGCTGATTACTCCCGATCCACTCACCTTCGGCATACTCCCTGATACGAAACTCGAGTTCGTCCAAGACCGTATCACGCAGACCAGCCTGCCGCATGGCTTCCTTGAATTGCTCAGAAAGACCGTGCTTCTGACCGTTCTCGAGTCTGTAAAGCTCAGCAGGATGCACGCAGAAGCTCTTTGCGAACTTCATTCTACTCATTCCGAACGCTTCTCGGAAGGCCACCACCGGGTGCCTGTCGTCAGGCGCAGGAAGGCTGTATATATACAGGTCAAACCTGGCCCCGGCAGCCTGCCGACGCTCAAGCTGGAACTGAGCGTAGTCCTCAAATGGACGACTCACACCGAGAGTTCGTAGATGAGCCCCAATGGCCGGGAGAACATGGGGATAAACACCCTGCTCGTTAAGAAACACAGCTTGCTCATGGACTCCACAGTCCTCAGCAAACTCTTTCAGTGTTCTTCCAACTCGAGTTCGAGCGGTTTTGATAGGGTTGTCCATTCTCTTTCTTTCAGCTCGGGCTCCCTTCCCGCTAAGACCATTATACCATTTCTCCTTGACAAGTCAAGCCTATGTGGTCTATACTGGACACATGGTAAGGAGAAAAGAGCCAGGAGTGAGTGTCAAGAGTACAATCCCTCCTGATGATTACCTCCGACTCCAAATTCTTGAGGAACGCACAGGAATTCCCATCTACGAGCTGGTCCGACGGGCCGTTAAGGAGTATGTCAAAGATGTCCGACCAGGAGTCCAGTACCCCGTACCCAACCCCGGAGTTGAAGGTTGAGGATGAGAATGTCAGAATCTACCAAGGGGATTGCCGAGCCGCTCTACAAGTGGTTGAGCGATCGAGTGTGTCCCTCATCTTCACTTCGCCTCCCTATCCAGGAGTCGCACAGCCAGAGCCTGATTACGTTACCTTCCCTGATCCGAAAGATTTCAATGCTTCACACGAAATTCTCGAACAGGTCTGGAAGGTTTGTTTCGACCTCCTCGAGGACTTGGGGTGGTTGGCCATCAACCTCTACGACATTCCAACTGGCGGGGATCTCGGTATGTATCCAAACGTGGCGGCCACCATCAGACGATGTTTGGGAGCGGGTTTCATTCTCCGTGAAACATACATCTGGCACAAAGGAGCCTCTTACAGTCCTCCTAGCGGCTCGTGGCCGTACCCAAAGGGAATCCTATCTGCAAATACGTACGAACCCATACTCGTCTTTCAGAAGCCTCTCCAGTTCTCCCAACGACGTCGAAAGCAAGCCTCAGACTACTCAGAAGAGCAGCGACAACGATCAGAGTTGGGGTCGGTAGAGCATGGCTGGCTCATGGACCCCGTATGGAAAATATCGGCTGACAGGGAAGCTCGAGCTCTCGGACACCCTTTCACCTTCCCCGTTAGTCTTGCAGAGCGGTTCATACGACTTTACTCCTTCGCAGGAGATGTTGTCCTCGACCCATTTGTTGGTTCAGGTACTACAGTCGAGGCTGCACGCATTCACGGCCGAGTTGGCGTTGGATTTGAGCTCTCCGACAAATATATCGACATCTGCCAGCGAAGATTCTCCCGACAATCCCTCTTCGGCTGAGTGGATCAGCTATCTCATTGGATCAGGCAAAATCACCAAAGAGTTCGCCGAAAAATACCTTCCTCTTATTGAGAAAGAATCCAAATCTCCACCTCATCTGCCTCCTATTGAGCCGGAGCCTGAACAAGCCTGGAATGAGATAAACGAGCAGGACATCGATTACATTACAGAACAACTCAACAACGTCAACAACTATCAACGTGAGTTTGAGATAGTCAAAACCAAACCCTACGCTCCAAACTCGCTAGTAGAACCAGTCGACTCACCAAATATTATGGTGACATACATCGTCATCAGAGTTAGTAGGAAAGTCTGGACTCCTGATCCCAGATTTAGATACTGGATAGATGTTGCATATCGTTGGGACACAGGAGAACCACTCGTAATTGTTACCCACAAGGGCGACATGCGGGAGTGGCTCAATGCGGACCCAAATAACCCGAAGGGAGCTTAGTGTCAAAGGAGCAAGAACCACAATCAGAACCTAAAAAGGAGGAAGTAATCGAAGTCTCCTTTGAGGAGGGAACAGTAGTAAACCGCAGGATGATCTGTCCATCCTGTGGACTCTGGAAACACATCAGCCAATTCAGATTCGACGGAGACGACTGCGTCGATTGTAGAGGAGATTAACATGCCCGATCACAAGCCGTATCTGTGCCGTGACACTCACCCAGGTATGAATCACACCGCCTGGACTCTCGCAATAGAGGAGGAAATAAACAGCAAGTCTCAAGGTACTGAGCCTGAGATTCACCTTCACGGAGACATCATCGTCAATCTTCCTGAGAACCACAACGCAAAAGCCCAGGTCAACATGATTGAACGGGACATGGAGCAACTATCTGATCTGTCTGAGCGTGCCATGATAACAGCCAACATTGGAAAATCTCCAGCCCAGGGATCAAGTCGTACCACGCTACCTGACGTTCACGCTGCTCTCAGTGAGGCCATTGGTCGTCTCTCAGATCGTCTCGATCGACTAGATCACCGAACCCACACTATCCGCAACAACATGGCGAGTCCAACTACCCCATTTGACGGTCTTTGTGATGACTCAGCATCCGAGACCATTCAAGCATTTTCAAGCCTTTGGGCACAATTGGTTACTCAAACCAACCGTCTCGATTGGCTGATCGACCAAATGGAGATTTAATGGAGCCAAAGCCAATCCCTCGAAAGGCACTAGAGGCACTCGCACCAGGTACCGCTATGCCAACCGTTTTTCAAGGTCCTCCAGACTCAGGCATTGGAGACCTCGAAATCTTAATTGTCGAGGACCTTCGAGCCGTTTTACAGGGGAAACCTCCAATATCTGCAAGATGGATCAGTTGGTGGCAACCCTCCGAAGAAGAAGTCGAGCAACTCAAGAAAGGCGCTCCAATCCGGCTGGAAATCATTGGAGCCACTCAAATAAACCCAATGAGAATCGAGGTAGGCAGTGACATCGACTGACCGAATTAACTTCTCAGACCCCACAGAAGTCAAGAGAGCTTTATCCCACGCCAGAACCGAGGTCAACACCTGGCTGTTTCGAGAGCGAGAGTTCTACGCCGACAAGAAATGGGACCCTGAGAAACGAGCCAACGGAATTCTCCGGCTCATCAATGACCCACACCAAGAGGAAGAGACCTACTGGATCAACTTCATCTTCAACTACTACAAGAGAGCTCAGCAATACGGCCTAGACACGCTACAGGGTCGGCAGGCCCTTGGAAAGGCACTCGTAACCATGCACGCCATGCTCGAGGCCTCTGTTGTGGCGTTTGGCTCAATGCCCAAGCCCGGAGTTCCATCAGGAGAAATCAAGTGAGTGGACTCGACGAAAAAGCCCTTCTCGAGAAGCTCCGTTCACTCGAAGCAGAGAAACGAGAACTTGAGCTTCAACTGTCAACGTGCAGACGAGAACGAACCGACCAGGCCAAATTCGCTGTGGCTGCCGAAGATCGAGCATCTTACGCCGAGCGAGAGCTAATGGTCCTCAAACCAATGCTCCGAAACCTGTACGGAATGCTCGAGTGGCACGATCAGCGAACGTCGCTCGACCGTTGGCCCGACCTTAAACAGTACGTCTCATAGGGAGTTAGAGTGAGAATCCCACGGACTGGAGTAACCTCAACCGACAGGCTTCTTGAAGCCCTAGAAATGGAGGCTGACCAAGGCAAGAGCATCCCGCTCGAAATTATCCGCAAGGCTCAGACTCACTACTATCACGATTACTTGAGTCCGATCGCAATGAATATGATCGCTCTGTATCATGACGCTAGAGCGGCAGGACTCGAAATTGTGGCATCTGGAGCAGTGTCTGGCCTGTTCGATGCCACCAAGGAGGAGGCAGATGCTTGGGCTGCGAGTCCAGAAGGTCAAGCCACCTTCGCAGAATTCGGTATCGTTCCTCCTAACACTCAGAACTGATGTCTAGCTCTAATTACGACTCAGATTCCCGTTCAGACTTCCGGTACTGCGGAGACTGTGGAGCACTGGAAGGCGACAATCACAAAATCACCTGTGACTCCTCACGAGAGCACTGTCACCAAGCAGGTTGGGGTTGGGAAGAATGCTTTGTCGAGCGAGCCTGGCCGACCGACCTACCTATTTTCACCCGAGAATCCTCCAGCAACCTACTACAGGTGGCGGTAGCTGAAGCTCACTCACTATCAGGTCTCCTGTTCACGGTGATCGACATGTCGAGAATTTGGTACGTCACGAATCACGAGGGCGAGCAGATCAAAGTCGAGCCGTGTGAGTACGAGTTCCACGACTTAGATGCCATCTGTACCCTCGAGAAGGGGCACGACGCCCCTCACATGCCGCTCAGTGGGTATCTCCTCGCCAAGATGCGAGAATTAGCTCCCAACAAAGCATTCTTTCCGTTAATAGTGAACATTTCTCGCACTCGACCTATGTCCGACTCGATTCAGGAGGTTGCTCGTGCCAAAGCTAGTTCCATATAGTCACGTCCGACAAGACGGTATCCGAGTAGCCCGAAAGAAGCCCTGGCAAGCCTACAGGAGGAGGGGTGGCCGAGGCATCTCGCTCGGGTACTACCACACGAAGGAGGAAGCCTTAGCGGCCGAGAAGGAATTCGACAAAGAGTGGCCACCCAAGCATGTTGCGTAACTCTGAGTTAGTGTTGGAAGAAATTGTGGTCTAGTGGGAAGAAGATGAATCTCCCGCAGACTTAGGGGCTCGATTATCTCGCCGTGGCCCTGAGTTTCCTCGATCGACTTCCGAGTCGAACAGACGTTCGCCCCTCGGCGATGTTTGCGCTCGCAACAGTTGCGCTCGCAACGAACACACGTTCGGGAACACTCGTTCGTCGAACGCTCGTTCGGACTAGCTCGTTTGGGTCATTCGCCAAATAGTCACGAGTGGGGGTTGACGCTAGACCACGACGAGCGTACTGTTGTACTTGGAAGGGGGAAGGACCCCCGACCACCGGTCAGAAGGGACACTCGATCACAATGGCAAACGCCAAGAAATCCGTTTCACTCGACCTGTCGGCACTCACGACGAAGGTCGATCAACTCAAGGCTATCGACGAGAAGTTGACGGCCGCTCGTGGCAACATGGCCACACAACTCAAGCGTGGCGAAGAGGCCGCCGACAGCCTCGCATTCCTGGGCATGGGCGACACTCTTCGTGACGTCATCACGCAACTCGAGTTGCAACTGTCCATCGTCAAGCAGGTCCACACCGAGTGCCGGGATGCGTGGATCAAGGCGAACGTGTCGACCGCCGAGATCGATGCACTCAAGGCGCAACGGGACACGCTGGTCACCGAGGCCGAGTCCATGAAGAACGTCATGATCCAACTCGGCCTCGAGGGTGCCGACAAGGTCGAACTGCCGACCGCACCGAAAGCCACTCGTTCGACCGGCGGTAGCACGCCTGCCTCGAAGGGCGTCAGCTACTACTACGTCAAGAACGGCGAGAAGGTGTTCAAGTCTGAGGGCCAGAACACTCTGTCATCCATGGCGTTCTACGCACCATTCAAGATGCCGGTGGCCGAGTTCAAAGAACTCTTGAAGGCCGCCGGTTGGGACGGCACTCTGACCACGTCGGCCGAGTTCACTGTCAAGGTGCGAGGCGAGGACGTAACGACCGGCTGGATCGTCGCCGAACCAGCTGCGACTCCCGAACCTGACAAGTCGGGCAACAAGTAGCACCGAGTCACACAGAAGGGACAAGCGCCCGGTCGGTCCTCGAAAGGGGATCGGCCGGGCGCTTTGTCATGCCCGCAGCGCAACGCTCGCGGTCGTCGTTCGGGAGCCGCCAGCTCAGAGCCTGCTCAAGCCAGTAGATACTGAGCTTGGTTGAGCTCAATCTGAGTCAGTAGTTGTTAGCTCGACTGTTCATCTCGAGCGGGAATCTCGAGTCTTCTGCCAGGAGTCCCCTCGGAGGCGTGCGCCACCCGTCTGACCCCCCTATAGAGGGGGGGTCAGTTTCGGTCCTGGCGCTAGTTCTCGCTTAGGGTCTGCCTAACTTCGTCTACGGGATTGCCTAACCAAGTTACGACGTCTCGAGTTCCTACATACCCCACAAATTACAAACATGCCTTAGCATTTGCGAACTCCCAGGTCAGAAGGCATATACACCGTTAACCTGTAGTGTGTTGCCTATCCTCGCATAGGATAACG